CATACTCGTTCCATTCCACTCTGTTTATACGACTGTGTGTCTCAAAACGACTACCAGGCAAGTCAACGACGGTTCTATACCCTACTCTACGTAAAGGCATTGCGACGTTCTCTATGTTCCAGAGGACACCCTTCATACTGTCGCTAACACATTCAAAGATTATCGTGCCTTTGCGACTATAATCATAGACAAGTAATTCCCACGACTTATCGTCTTCTCCCCAAGGCTTGACAACACACTGAATTCCGACAGGTAACTCTTCTTGTCGCTCAAAGCGCCAGTGACTATGGCCACATTCGACGCATTTGCATTTGTGTCTAACTACGTTTTCTGACATTTTATATCCTTATGTCTAATGTTAACTTTCCGACGGAACTCAAAGTCCGCCGAATAGACCTTTGGCCTATGGCCAAATTTACAACTTTTAGAGGGAAAAGGTCAAGTAAAAGTTCAAAATACTTTACGTCGGTAAGTCTACTTTCCGTCGGCGCTTTATTAATCTCTATCTTGCTTATATAATAAAAAATAATAGACGCTATCTCGACTTTCCGTCGCGACGCGCTTCAGTCGCTATCCTACTTTCCGTCGCGGCTTTATGACATTAAATTGTTTCGTGTCGATATATCCAGTTTCCGTCGGAACGCTTGTGATTCTATCCAGCTTTGACGCATTTAAAGGTTAGACGCAATCCAGAGTTTCCGTCGGAGCGCTTTTTTTCTATCCAGCTTCCACCTGGCCATATCCAGCTTTGCGTGCGAGGCTTGGGATTCTATCCAGCTTCCATCCCTCTTAATATTTTCAAGGCTTGGATTGCTATCCAGCTTTCATCCTGGTTAAAATTTGCCTTTTAACGCTGCAAGCTTAATATTTTAATATAAAGAAAAAGCCCCAGGATTACGTGTTCCCAGGGCTTTTGTTGGAATTGGAACTGTTGGATATGAAGGGTTATAGAGACGATATTACCATTTTTCGATTATTTGCAGAATTGCATCGATACAGTAAAACATACCAAGTATGCAAAGCATAAGTAGTAGGTCTAAACCGTTGAATATACCATCGAACATAATATATACCCCTTTCTGGCGCTGTTGGTTAATATAACTTATTTAGGTATGTAATTTATACATCGCTCGTTATCGCATTCGCTTGCTTGAATTTCAAGTTTGTCTAATCTCTCTTCAAACTCACTTGCAAAATTCATACCAATGTTATAACCTTTCTGAAACTCACCGCTTAATGCCTGGACTATGTTCAGTAAAACACTGAACACGAGGCATATAACTAAAACAGGTAGTATTTCCATCAGATTTCTCCTTTGTTATGTGTTAATAAAATTCTTTATCACCGCCTTGGGAAATATATTTTAAGCAAGCAGCATTGGATGATTTTAAGTTGCGGTCTTACCCCTGGGTTGCTATTCCCAGGGGCACCGTCCACTTCCACCGCTTCCCTTGACAGAACTACTCGTCTTCAGTCACAATTTCAACCTTGATGTTCAATTGTGGAAAACCAAGTTTTCCATTTCTTGAGTGCATCTCGAACGATTTTGCTTCATCGCTCTGATTGAAATCAGACATCAACGACTCAATGTCAGTCAGCACTAACGCCCAGTCTTTAGAAGCGAACTTCAAAGTCTCAACGTGGCCGCCTTTGGTTCTTTTGATTCGGTGATGAGTTGCATACTCTGCACGTTGTCGGTCAACAAAATCATTTGCTGCTTCAACGTCCATACCACTCTTTACAAGAGTAGTTTTCATCTGCTCAAAAGAAGACATTTGTCTGTTGTAAGTATCTCTACTTACCGGGTCTACTTTAGTTGTTGAACGCTCAACCGGTTTTGACACCGCTTCAGCAACAACTTTAGTAGCAGGTTTTGCCTGTTTCTTTGCCATTGTATATTTCCCTTTCTCTCTCTATAACCTGTTAGCGGGTGTCCGACCGGCCACTTAATATAAAGAGAATTAAAAGTATATATCTATCTCTATAACCTTTCACTATGTCTTATGGGATAGCCCGTAGGCTACTCTGCCCCTGCATAATTAGTTCCAATTGTCAAATCCCCTAATTCTACGGCGGTTATACTTCCCGTGCAAGGTTTTTCTTTGATTTATTTAAAATACTTTGCGTTCTATGACGACAAAATAGACGAAAATAATTCATTAAAACCCTTGACAACCGGCAAAAACTCTATCAATAAGGCAAAAAAGCAATAATTGGAATTTTCAACTAAAATTGCCAAAATGGAAAGAATAAAAGACCGGACCCACCTGAGCGAAACAAAAGGGACACGCAATATCGGCCTATAATTTGACATTTGGGTATTTTTTTGGGATTTTGAACGAAAGTTCAGATTTTGGGGGTAATATTCTGGATAGAACCTGGTTTGTTTTTTAAAAAAATTCGGCGGGTAAAAAATTTTGGGTCGAGTTCTCTAGAACATTGAGTAATGATTAAGAAATAAGAATTAATATTCTAAAGGATTAAAGAACATCGAACATTATACTCTTTTTTTCGTCCTTCGGACTGTTAAAGTTAATAGATTTGACTTATTGTTGTCAATACTTATTTGTAATTATCTTTATTATTGTAACGTCGTACGATTTTTTAATAAAAGTGTTGACTTGTGTAGCATTATTTAACTAAATTGCATACACAACGAGAGATAAATACCTAAAGGGAGTAAATAAATGACTAAAAAACACAAAGATAATATGAGTTTAAATTTAGGAGGTCACGACTATAAAATAGTTCTAGACCCTCTAGAAGACAAGGCTGAACCTGGTAAAATACTATATGGACAGCATTTAGTAGAATTAAACGTTATTTTAATTAATTCTAACATAGAACAATCAAGAAAAGAAGAAACCTTAATTCACGAGGTTTTACACTCAATCCACTACAATTCAGGATTAGAGCACGATGAAAGACAAATAGAAGCAATATCTAATGGATTGTTTCAATTAGGAGTAGGAGACTATTTATGGAAAAAAGCACAAAAAAAATCTTAAAAGCAAAAAAAGAACGTAATTACAGTAAAGTACAGAAATTACAACAACAAAGGGACCTTCCACAAAAAACAACAACAATGGAAGATACGGTAGGATATATTAAAGAAAATTTCCCAGAAACCGAAGAAGACCTTCAACAAATATTAAATAAGATGTACTTAACATTTTGCAAGAAACAATTTGATTACGGCCCAGGCAATATAGCTATGGGAACTTCGCTTAAGACCGAAGAAGAAATCAATATGGCTTTACTAGGTATTATAGTAAGGCTGAACGATAAGATAAACAGACTAGTTAACCTTTCAACTAAACATAACTTCGAAGCAAAGAACGAACCAATCGAAGATGCGTTTTTAGACACTGCTATATATGCAGCGATGGCGTTAATAGTCAAAAACCAGAAATGGGGTAAATAATGGCAAAAGCTAAAAAAAGAGCAAAGAAACAACCATCCTTTTGGAACAGAGTAGCTCAAGGCTGGAAAAAGTTTTTTTCGTCTGCGTGGAGTAAGTAATGGCGAAATCAAAACTATGGTCGGATGAAGAGATAGTAATATTACATCAATACGAGAAAACAAACAAGTCTGCGTTTGTGTTATACCAGGAGTGTAGAAAAGCTGGATATAATCGAACTTATAAGGCAGTTACTCGTAAAATAGAGTCTATGGGTTTTAGAAAACCTAAAAGATATGTAACTGGTCACGAAAAGACAATTGGATATCTAGATATAGAATCTACTGGATTTAGTGCAAATATCGATGTAATGTTATCTTGGTGTATAAAAGGAAGAGGAGATAAGAAAGTAGCTGGAGCTTGTATTACCAGAGAAGAACTTATGTCTCCAAAGTCTGATGCTCGAATTGTAGAGCTATTAGTCGAAGAAATAAATAAATATGATGTTATATTTACTTATTACGGAACTAGGTTTGATATTCCGTTTATTCGAACTAGAGCTTTATATCACGGGACTCACTTCCCTTTATATAAAACAAAGTCACATAAAGACTTATATTACGTAGTTAGGTCTAAATTAAAGCTACATAGGTCTTCATTGATGGCTGCAACAGAATTCTTTGGTATTGATGGAAAAACAAGAATCAAACCAGAATACTGGCAAAAAGCAAGATGGGGCGATAAAAAGTCTTTAAAGTATGTATATGACCACAATATTGCAGATGTAGAGATATTAGAGTTGTTACATAGAAAACTAGAAGACTATGCACCACCAACAGTTAACCCGCTATAATATAGGAGATAATATGGCAAAGAAGAAAGAAAGCAAACTATATAAACTTAATTTTGATAATAAAGAATATGAGTTTGAATACGAATCTCTTACAAAAGAAGCACAAGCAAATTACTCTAGAGCTAATGAGATAGCCGCATCTATGATGAGAGCTGAACAACAAGTTTCTGAACAACGTTGGCTTTTGAATAAATATATTTCTTTTGTAGTTGGAGAGCTTGATATAAAGAAAGAGCTTGACGATAAAGAGGAAAAATAGGTATATTAATGAAGACCCGAAAAGTTAGTGGAGTTGAACATTATCTTTATGATAGTGAGTTAGAATTTAGAGAAACTCATAAAAACGTTTCTTTAGTTTATGACTGGCGCCACTCAAATAGAGGTGATTGGGTTCTTTCTGATGATGGACAAGTATGTCAGGTGTTACATCTTGGTGTAATGAAAAAATCAGATAGAAAGAAAGAGACTACTTTTATAAGAACAATTATCGGGTCTTTCATTTGTACTGAAAAAGTTAAAATGAAAGGGGAAATGCGAACTAATATGCATACTTTCTCAACAGATGGAAAATCTCCTTCTGTTAGAAAAAGAGAAAGAAAAGAACCTACGGGAAAAGAATTTCTTTTTGCTAAGTATGTTGCAAAAGGAGATGATGTCGTAGAAGCTTATATGAAAGCATTTCCCAGTAAAAATGAAAATTATGCAGCAAATCAAGCAAACTTGTTGCTAAAAACAGATAGGATTAAAAGTTTGGTTAGAGAAGAAATAAATAAATATTTAGATGAAGCTGAAATTACTCCTAGATATCTATTAGAGGAAATGAGAGATATAATAGATAAACAAGAATCTAATGATAGGGACAAGATAACAGCTATAACAACCTTGATGAAAATATCAGGAATGATGGACACTGAGAAAAAATCAGAATCTGTCACTCTTTTTCAAGGATTTACAAAGGAGCAATTAAATGCAATTCAAAAACCCGAAGTCAAAAAATTGGCGGAAGTTAAGAGAGATACAGAGAAATAAAAGATGTCTAATATGTCATCATAGGTTGAGTCAAACTGGAGTATATGTTTGGTCAACTAAATTAAAAGATTGCAATAGATTAAAATGTATTAATTGCCTAACTCTTTATGGTACAGATTTTACTATGAAAGAGATGGGAATACCAATGGGAGAGGTAGGTAGCGCGTGAAATTAGCAGTATATGGAACTCTTAGAAACGGAAGAAAAGACGTAGGTAAGGTAGAGGGATTTAGTTTAGTTTTTCCTGGAACTCTGTCATATCCAGCTTTAATAAAAAATGAAAAGGGAAAAGGAGCTATTGTAGAGCTTATGGAGGTAGAGGATGAAGACCTTTCTATGTATGATAGATATGAGAATGTTGACGGAGGTCTTTATATAAGAACAACAGTAGAAGTTACTTTACCAAACGAAGAGAAAGAAAAAGCTTGGATATATGTAGCTGGACCATTATTGTGGCAAAAATCTTCTTCATTTACAGAGGTGCCAGACCAAGATTGGTTTTCGCATAAAACAGGATTATTAATAGACAGGGTTTATGAGCAAGACTACCAAAAAGAAAAAAGATTTATTTAATATAATTCCTCCAGACCTTTCTCAAAAAGAAAAAGCATTAGAGATAGCAAGTAAAAATATTATTGCTTTCGGTCAAATGTTTTTACCTGAAGACTTTATGAAATCAACTCCTGCTCCTTATCAGTACGAGTTAAGCGACTTATTGTTAGGTGATGAGAAAAGGGCTTGTATTATACTTCCTCGTGGTCACGCAAAATCAACATTAGCTAAAACAGCTTTACTTCACAAATTATATTTTAATCCTTCTGGTAAGAAAGAATTTATTGCTTGGGTTTCAGAAGAGCAATCACAGGCAATAGACCATATTAAATATATTCAAAACCACATTGACATTAATCCTGCGTTACAATATTATTTCGGAGACTTAAAAGGAGATAAGTGGACAGAAAAGGAATTTACTACATCAAGAGGAGACAGAGTTATTGGAAAAGGTACCAATCAAAGGCTTCGTGGTCGTTCTCAATTGGGATTGAGATATACTAAAATTATTCTTGATGACTTTGAATCGGAGTTAAATACAAAAACAGTAGATAGAAGAAGAGAGATTAAAGAGTGGGTTATGTCTACAGTAGAGCCAGCTCTAGAAAATTCAAAAGAGAATGAAGGTTCAATTTGGTTAATTGGAACAATTGTTCATTATGATTCTTTTTTACAAACAATATATGACGGTCATTTAGAAGCTGAAAAAGAGAATAGAAAATATGCTTGGAAAGTAATGTATAAAAAAGCTATTCAAGACGATGTTCCTTTGTGGCCAAGTTATTTTAGTAAAAAGAAATTAATTGATATAAGAAGAAGATTCTCAGATATGGGTCTTGTTCATAAGTTTGCTCAAGAATATTTGAATGAAGCAAGAGATTTAGATTCTGCGAAATTTAAAATAGATAGAATAAATTATTATAAAGGAGCTATGGAGTCTAGAAATGGTTTTAATTATATGATGATAGACGAGTCTGCTATCCCTGTAAACGTATATATGGGAGTTGACCTTGCCTACGAAGCTAATTCTACAAGCGACTTTCAAGTAATTTTAACTATGGCTATAGACAAAGATAGAAATGTTTATTTAATAGACTATTACAGAGAAAGGTCTCCTTTATATGATATGCCTCAAAGAATTTTTGAATATGCAAAAAGATTTAATCCAGTTAGAAGAGTTAATGTTGAAAAAGTTGGAGCTCAAGGAGTTATTAAAGACTATGTAAACAAATTAATTGGAAAAGATAGAAGGCTTGCTCCTGGATTAGCTCAAGGAATTAGGCCTCCTGCTGGTATAAAAAAAGAAGATAGGATAGAAGCTTTGCTTTGTCCTGTAGTAAATTCTAGAAAATTCTTTATTAAAAAAGAACATCAAGAAATAATAGATGAAATGTTTCAATTCCCAAAAGGAAAGAACGACGACTTATTGGACGGTTTGTGGTATGCAGTGCACACTGCTAAACCTCCCAAAAGCTCTGCTATCGACATAGATAAGTTTGAAGACAGAATGAGTAAAAAAGACGAAAACTTATCATCTCAAGTAATATCCTGGATTACTGGTCAAAAAACTTAAAAATGTATTGACAAGAGTGTCTAAAAGTTGTTATTTTAGACATAAAAGTAAATTGGGAGAATATTATCAAAAACGACGAATACAATAACATAAGCAAACCGCAGATGAGTCGAGACCTTTTTAGACGATGGAGCGACGCAAGACAGCAATGGGATGTAGAAGCAAGAAATGCGGTTGATTTTGTTTTAGGTAATCATTATACAACAGATGAATCGAATGCTTTGGCTTCAGTAGGTCAAGCAGATTTTGTTATTGATAGAGTTTATGCAGCAGTGGATAAGTTAAAATCTCTACTTACAGCAAGACCTGCAAGGTTTAGCACAATAGGTAGAGAAGATTCTGATAACAAACTTTCAAAAGTTTGGAATACTATACTGGAATATGTTTGGGACATATCAAAAGGAGATAGTGTTTTTAAGCAGGTTGTTCACGACTATGCTGTTCAGGGAGTTGGGTATATGTATATATACATTGACCCAGAAGCAGATTATGGTAGAGGAGAAGTAAAGTATAAAAACGTAGACCCTTTTAGGGTTTATGTAGACCCAGCCTCTAGGGATAGATATTTTGAAGACGCTTCTGGGATTATTTTGTCAACATTTTTAACAAAAAATCAATTGTTAGATACTTATCCAGAGCTTGAAGAGTCTATTGATGATATAGAGGTTGGTCCTAGTAATTTATATGGAGAAGATTACCCTACGTCAAATTTAAAAAATACTAATACTATATTTACCCCAGCTGAAGCAAAATCGTTGGATTATCAAGAAAATCAAAAATATCAAATACTTGATAGATTTTACAAACTTAAAGTTCCTTATTATAGATTGTTTAATACTTTACAAGGAACAGAAAAAATTATAAATGACGAAATATATGCTAGAATATTAGAAGACCCTGAAACTATAAAAGCAATTGAATCTGGTTCAATTGAAATAGAAGAGGTTATGCAAACAAGAATTGCACAATGTTGTAGTGTAGGAGATGTTTTATTATTTGAGCGTGTTCTTAATACTGATACGTATCCAATTGTTCCTTTTATGAACATTTGGACTAACACTCCCTATCCAAAGTCAGATGTGAACAAGGTTAAAGACTCTCAAAGGCTTTTAAATAAGTTATTCTCTTTGACCTTGTCACACGCTCAGTCTGCAGCAGGATTAAAATTACTAATCCCTGAAGGAAGTGTTGACAATATAAGTCAGTTAGAAAAAGATTGGGCAAATCCAAATGCTGTTATTGAATATAATCCAGAATTTGGAGAGCCACACTACCCTCAACCAGCTCCTTTAACAAGTGAGTTTTATTATTTAATTGATAGGGTAGAAAAATATATAGATTTAAATTTTGGTATTCCAGAATTACTACAAGGATTCAAAGAACAGGCACCTGAATCTGTTAGAGGTACAATGCTTTTATCAGAAATGGGAGAGTCTAGAGGAAAATCAAAATTAAGAGATATTGAAATGAGCTTAGCTCAAGTTGGACAAGTAATATACAACTTAGCAAAAGACCATTATAAATATGAAAAGACTTTTAGAATTGTGCAACCGAACAATGATTTAACTGAATTTACAGTTAATGCAAGATTGTACGATGACACACAAAACGAACTAGCTACGATTCAAAATGATATATCTTTGGGTCAGCACGATGTTCGTATAATATCAGGCTCAACTTTACCGAGCAATAAGGTAGCAGAATACAATATGTACCTTGATGCTTATAAACTTGGGTTGGTAGACGATGTCGAGGTTTTGAAGAAAAGCGAAATCTTTGACAAAGAAGGTGTTCTTCAAAGAAAGAGCCAAATATCGCAAATGCAACAATACATATCACAACTTGAAAATCAAGTAAAAGAGCTTAGTGGAGACCTTCAAACAGCTAGAAGAGAAGCAGTTGGCGCTCGTCAAAGAGTAGAAACTGAAAAATTCAAATCACAGTTGAATGAAGTTCTTGAATCATCTAAGTCAAAAGAAAGAGATAAGATAAATGAAATGTCGCAGATGGCAGATGGTATGGCAAATTCTATTTTAGAAGAAGACAGGCTAGAAAAGCAAAAACAACAACAATCTGGTTAAGCGTTTAAAAACGAAATCAGGAAGGAGAAAAATATGTCAGAAGAAGTAAAGGTTGAAAAACAAGACCCAATAGTGGAAGGCGTAGAAGAAGTTAATGGAACTGTTTCTATGGAAGAACCACAAGAACAAGTTGTCGAAGAAGAGATGACTGAAGCTGTAGATTGGGAACAAGAAGCTAAAAAGTTTCAATCTATGTACGACAAAAAAACTGTTGAGTTAGATAGACTCAGCGAGGATACCGAACAATTACAACAGTTAAGAGGAGCGCTTGAAAACAATCCTCAATTAGTCGACAGCATAGAGAAAACACTTGTTGGAGAATCTCAGTCAAATGAACCTATACAAAGTGCAGAAGAATTTGACCCTTGGGACGCATATCACAAGCCAGAATCATCATCTTATCAATATAGGGTGGCGAACGAACAAAAGCTTGTGCACGATACAGTAGATAGAGAACTTGCCAAATTAAAAGGTCAAATGGCGATGAATAATTTAAAAACTGAATTGGTCTCAAAGCATAATCTTAATACAGAAGATGCGAATGAATTTCTTAGTTTTGCTACTACACCAAAAGCTGACCTTCCAATAGAATCCTTAATTAAGGTATGGAAAGAAAGCAAAGGTCAAGGAGCAAAAGAGAATGTAAACAAAAAAGCTGTTGAAAGGGCTAAATCAATCCCTAAACCAGCTGGTGTTTTACAAGGCGGAGACGCACCTCAAAAGAATGAATCGGACCAAGTTTGGGATAGAATTATGGGCTCGTCAAGCCGTGGCAGGTTAGCTAAATAGAAAAATAATAGTTAACTTAGGAGATACTAAAAATGGCTTATAATCAGAATACATTAAAACAATCTGATATCAGCGTTTCTACTAGTAGCATCAGTGGATTTCAAAATCCAGACCAAAGAAAGTTGTATGATTTTTCTGACCGAGTTGCAGAACTTATGCCAGAAGAATCACCTTTTTTCGTGTACCTAAATAAAGTTGCAAAAAACCCAGTGGATGACCCTGTTTTCCGTTTCTTAGAAAACAGAACAGTAACAAACTGGACTTCACGTAACTTTAGTTTAGCTGCTGCTGTTAATGGTGGAAGTGCTGTTACAGCTGGTAACTCATATGACTTCTCTGTTGATGACGGTTCAGGCAGTGCAATTTCATTCCTTACAAAAGGAATGGTTGTTGCTGTTAACACTGTTGATTCAACAGCAGGATGGTCTCAAGCTTTAGTAAGAGTTGAAAGTGCTCCATCAATCGGTGCATCAGCTACTGCCTTTACAGGTAGAATAGTAGATGTATCTAATGCTAATGTAACAGGATATAATGTTTTATCTGATAATGATGCTTGCCAAATAGTTGGTACATCATTTGAAGAAGGAACAGGTTCACCTGATACATTTTCAGATACATTAGATGACGATTATGGGTATACTCAAATCTTTAAAACAGCTTGTGAGCTTACCAACACAGCGATAGCAACACGTCATCGTGGTTATGCTAACGAATTTGATAGAATCTGGGCACAAAAACTCCGTGAACACAAAGTGGACATCGAAAGAGCTATGCTTTTTGGACAACGCGCACGTGTAAACGGAATTCAGTATACCGAAGGTTTAGCAGGACACATCGTAAAAAACGTCAACCCAACAGCTGACGATTCAGCATTAAGTTACAGTTCTGGTAGTGCATACTACAGAAGTGTGGCTCAAGCTGAATTAACTTACGATAGATTACTGTCTGACCTAGAGGTTATATTTGACCCAGCAAGAGGCGGAGCAAGTGAAAGACTTGTTTTAGCTTCTTTACCAGTAATTACATTCTTTAACAAATTAGGCGACGGTGCTTTCTTAGACACCTCTATTGGCTCAGCAGCTAATATGCCTTACAGAATGAATTTTGATAAAGCAGACGGAGCTTTCGGGCACCAATTGCTTAATATCAATACCATTCACGGTAGTTTATACCTTGTTAAAGAGCCTTTATTCAGAGGAATGGCAAGTGGAATGATGCTTATGGCTGATATGTCTAATTTGGCATACAGACCATTAGTTGGAAATGGTGTTAATCGTGATACTCAAATCCAAACAAATGTACAGAGTGCAGATGAGGATTTAAGAAAAGATATGATTCTTACAGAAGCAGGTCTTGAAATCACGTTACCAGAAGCCCACGCGCTTTACAATGTGGAGGGAATCTAAAATGAGAAGTAGTTATTTAGAAGTAAACAGCGGACAAGGCGACTACAGAAAACACGTAGAACACTTAACAGCAGCAATCACATTAACAAATGATGATAGTGGTAAAGTGTATATGTGTTCATCTGCAGGCGGTGCGTTCTCAGTTACATTACCTACAGCTTCAACAGGTTTAGATGGAGTGCATTATAAATTCATCGTTTGGGAGGAAACTCCTACCGCTGATATTACAATCGCTCTTGGTAGTGCAATTGGTAGTGGTGTTAATAAAGATGCTGGCGGAGACGCTGCAAACTCAACAGCAGGTACTCAAATTTCAAACATTATTCTTGACACAACCGCTCAACGTGGTGATGTTGTAGAAATGATGTTTTGGGGCGGAGAGTGGCTGTTTACTGCGTTAAGTAGCATTAACAACGGTATTCAAACATCATAATAATCTGTAAAGATTAGCAGTTTTGGAACTGTGGGGTTGCTCGTATAAAGGTGTAACCCCGAAATCCAAAAGGAGAAAGATATGTGGAAAATATTTAAAGACGAAAACGAGTATAACGAGAAAGCAATTATTGGGTTTATTTCCTTTGCTGTTATGGTTATGTTTGGTGTCGTTGATTTAGTGACAGGATTGATGGGACAAGATTTAGTTATCAATGACAATGTATATAATTCATTTGTCTGGGTAACATTAGGAAGCTTCGGTATAGCTGGAGCAGAAAAAGTTTATAAAAAATAATAGGAGAAAAAAATGGCAGATTATGGCGCAGCTAATGTA